GCGGACGGGGGAGAATTCGTGGGGAAGGGGATCGCCGGGCGTCTGCAGGTGGTAGGCGGCGTCAGTCCGGCATCAATCAACCGCGACTATGGCAAGGGACGACGTGTCGTTTTCGAAGGTTTCGTCCCCGAGATCTCGGCCCAGGAGGCGGCAGCGCCCGCCCGGCAAAGCGGCCGCATGCTTCAGGATCATCCGCGCCAATATGGTTGGGGTGCGAACTCCAACAGCTACGCGGCGGATGCCGTGGAACCCCTGTTCGCCATTCGGCCGGGCGACCGACTGACGCCCGGCTACGATACGCGATTGAAGGACGCGCCGGGCCTGTATCCGTGGTTCGTGCCCGCAAGGGCGGCTGCCCGTTAGTCCCCTTTCGGAGGCTGCTGCAGCAGGCGAACCAGCAACACAAGGAAGCCGGTTGCGGGAAGGGCAAGCAAGAGCACGATGAACGGCGCGAGCGCCATGATGCCGATGGCCGCCGCGTCACTGTAGGCCATGGCCTTCGCCGATCGCCAGATCAGGTAGATCGGCAGCAAGGCTGGAGCCAGCACCGCCGCGAGATGGGGGGCAAGAGGAGGCTCGGCTCGCGCGGCCACAACCACCCACCAGAGCGACGCCGCGCACACGCCCGAGAGCGGAAGCCAGAACAGCGGATTGCGGTTAAGGGCGACGGATGCTGCGAGCGCAACAAGGTAGAGCGCTCCCGGAAGCAGATAGCGGCGCATTGCGGAGCTCATGCCGGTTGCGTCCAGGCGCTTTGCAACAACGTGCGCGATCGCGGCGTCATAAAATTCGTCCCCCGACGTACGGATTGATGAAGTTCAGCACGAACATCGTCGCGGCGGCGCTCAGAAAGCCGCGGCCCGCGGTCAACGCGAGTCGCCAGGACGCGAAATACCCCGCGAGCGCCCGGATCGCTTCGGAATGGCGGTCAGGAAGGCTTGCTCTCCGGCAAACGCCTCGATCGTTCTTCATTTGTTCAAACTAGCGAAACGCGGGCGAAAGCTCAACCACAACGGGCCTGGCGATAGGGCCGGGCCTCAGCCCTGACACTCCGCGCCGTACGGCGCCAAACCAAGGAACATCATGCGGAACGAAGACACCCATTTCATGGGCGAAGACCTCGCGCGCGCCGACGAGATTCAGGGCGAAGGCGAAGCCTATGATCAGCCCGACAGCTTCGAGCTCGACCTCGATGGCGAAGTTCACACCCTTCCCATCGCCCTGAAAGGGGCGGTGCTGCGGCACGCCGACTATACCCGCAAAACCCAGGAACTGGCCGATCAGCGTCGCGCCGTCGAGGCAGAACGGGCGGCGCTGGCAGAAGAGCGTCGCGTGGCGCGCGGCGCGACCGGCGATCGCGCGGTGCTGGCGGCGCTCGATCTGCAACTGGAAGCCTTCGCGGAGATCGACTGGCGCCTGCTAGGCCATGAGGACGCCGATCGCGCGCGCGACCTATGGGCTGCCTTCCAGGAGACGCAGGCGCTACGCGATCAGTTTGCCTATGCCCTGTCCCACCACGAGAACCGCGAGGCGCTGCGCCAGGCTCGGGAAGCCGCCGAGGAGATGGCCGCAACCGGTGCGCAGCTGCGCGAGGAGATCGACGGCTGGTCACCCGAGGTCGCGGCCAAGCTGGTGGAGTACGGCCAGGCATTCGGCGTGACGCTCGAGGAGTTCGCGCAGATGGCCGATCCGCGGCTCTGGAAGCTGTTGCACAAGGCGTGGCAAGCCGACCAGGCCAATGTGGGCGACGCGCAAGCCGAGGCCATGTCCGTCCGGCCGGCGGTCACGGTCGGCGGTGGTTCAGCGGGCGGCGGGGGCGTCCGCGACGAACTCGGCACCAAGGAGTGGATGCGGCGTCGCAACGAACAAATGACGCGGGGGCGCTAATGGCCGGCGGTGGACGTCGCATGCTGGCGGTGCTCGGCGACGCGGCCAACCGCATGGTCGCCGAGAATGCACAGAAACTGGCGCGGATCTCGGGCTCCGGCATGACTCCGGAACAGCGAGCTCAGCGGCCCTGGGATATTCCTGCGAAGATGCAGGTCGCACAGCGCGTCAAGCAGGAAGAACTGGATCGATCGTTTGCAACCCCGGGAGACGGACCGCCACACAACGACATGCGGGACGCGATGCGGCATGCCCGGTGGTCTCAACGCACGGCCCAGGCGGCCGGGCCGATCTTCGCCGAAGCTGCGGGTATCGCGCACGAGGCGGACAATCTGGTCGACAGCCTAGCCAAGCATCGACGAATCATCGGGCCGTACGAGCACGCCGGCGAGCCGGGCATGCCACCGACCCCAGCAGAGACCCTGAAGGAGACGCTGATGGATCTACGCAACAATGCCGAAGGGCGGCGTGCGGCGCGCCAGCACCGGGCGATCGATCCCCAGAAACTTCAGACCTCTCCGGCCAACCGGCGCTGAACGCGATCCTGGATGTCCGCTGGCCCACACATCTCCTGATTGGCAAGCGCTGACAAAACGATTCAAGCTTGCGAAAGTTCGTTATTTGTTCTCTCGTGGTCAAGCTTGGAAACGAGATCGGAGGTCTTGTTTGTCGTCCGAGGTTGAAGTTCCCCGACCCCGCGGTCCGAAGGGTGAGGCGCAGGGCGCCCCTCGTGTGCTCAGGTTCGCCGCCGGCGTGGCCTCAGGCCTGCTCGTCCTGCCGCTCCTCGGCGCACTTGGGCTCGCGGCGATGTACGCGACGGCAATGGTGGGCGACGCGTTCTCACCTTCGCCGTCGCCATCGCCGTCGCCTCGGCCTTGGCTGGAGGTGCGTGGAACGGACCTTTCTGCGGCTGGAGCAGCGCGCATCGTGCTCAAGGACGATCAGCGACTGCTGCGCATCGACTGTCGCGACGCGTGCGACGATCTGGTGGAGACCAGCGGCCCGCCGCTGCGATTGGAGGTGCTGACGGCTGCAGGAGCTTGCGTACTCTGTCAGAACCAGAAGGACGGGTGGGGCCGGCGATTGAAGACCTGGCGCGTGCACGGGCGGCCGGTCAAGGTCGAGGAGGGCGCCTCGTGAGACCGACCGCCTTCCGGGCCGGCGCACTGACTGGCGTCCTACTGTTCGCGGCAGCGGCTTCGGCCGTCTATCTGACGGTGCGTGTAGCACACCCTCCGCCTTACGATTTCGAGGCCAGCACAGCCGGGGCCGACCTCAGCCGTCACGGCGCTCATTCCGTGGAAATCAGGACGACCCACGGGTCACTGATGCGGCAAACCTGCAACGGGGCCTGCGACGACCTTTGGTACAAGTACAAGGTGGCGGGTGAGAACGGCATCGGCGTGGAGGTGCGCGATTCCGCTGGAGACTGCCTCTCGTGTGGGGGCGGCTTGTACGTGGACAGCTCTGGCGGTGAAGTGGGCGTCGTCCGCGTCGCGGGCGCCGACAAGCTGCGAGCCACTGCTGGCTATTTTGAGCATCAGGCCGACGGTTCGCTGACACCGCTTAAAGTGGGCGGCCAAGCCTCGCCTGAGCCTAATCCGAAACCCTGATCGGATTCCTCCGCCGCGATTTAGCGCGCCGGAGCACGGGTCCAGCAGGTCATTCCCAGCCGCGTCGCCGGATATTCCGGCGGCGTCCGAGCACGCGCGTCCTTCGCGCCTCGGATGACGTCACGCGGCCATCAAACCCAACATCCCAAGGATAGACATGGCCAATACCATCCTGACCGCCACCGCGGTGACGCGGGAGGCGCTGCGCGTTCTGCACCAGAAGTTGAACTTCGTGGGCACCATCACGCGCGACTATGACGAAAGCTTCGCCCGGCAGGGCGCCAAGATCGGCGACACGCTGAAGATCCGACTGCCGAACCAATACGCCGTCCGATCGGGCGCCGGCCTGGCCGCGCAGGACACCAGCGAGACGTCGGTCGACTTGAAGGTCGGCACCCAGAAAGGCGTGGACCTGAACTTCAGCTCGGCGGAACTGACCCTCAGCCTCGACGACTTCTCGGAGCGCATCATCGAGCCCGCCATGAGCGTGCTCGCGGCCAGCATCGAGGCCGACGCGATGTCGATGTACAAGGACGTCTGGAACCACGCCGGTGGCGCGACGAATTTCGCGAAGGTCCTGCAGGCGCGGAAGGTGCTGGTCGACAATCTGGCGCCGCTGAACGGCCGGACCTGCAACCTCAACACCCAGGACAACCTCGAGATGGTCAACGACCTGAAGGGGCTGTTCAACGACAAGGCGACGATCTCGAAGCAGAACCGCGAAGGCTTCATGGGCCGAACCGCCGGCTTCGACTTCATGGAAAACACGCTGTGGCCGGCGCACACCCGCGGGCCGACGACGGGGTCGGTCACGGTCTCGGGAGCCAACCAGACGGGCGGGACCCTCACGGTCTCGGGAGGCTCCGGGGCTCCGGTCGCGGGCGACATCATCACCATCAGTGGCGTCTTTCGGGTGCACCCCGAGACCAAGCAGTCGACGGGCGTGCTGCAGCAGTTCGTCATTGGCGCCGGCTCGACCGCCAGTTCGTATGCGATCTCACCGGCCATCGTGACCAGCGGCCCGGCGCAGAACGTCGCCGCGTCGCCGGCGAACGGCGCGACGGTGGCGATCCTGGGTGTGGCCAACACGGCCTACGGGCTGTCCATGGCCTATCAGAAGGGCGCATTCGCCTTCGCAACCGCGGACTTGATGCTGCCGCGCGGTGTGGACTTTGCGAGCCGTGAGGTCTTCGACGGGGTCTCGATGCGGATCGTGCGCCAGTACGACATCAGCGCGGACCGGTTCCCGTGCCGTCTCGACGTTCTATACGGCTACAAGACGGTTCGGCCGCAGCTCGCGTGCCGCCTGTCGACGGCCACCTGACGTCCTAGAGCGACTAGCCGGCGGCGGAGCATCGCCTCCGTCGTCGGCTCTTGCGTCTCCCGCCTGCGACGCACGCGGGCTCATCCTGCTCGAGATTCATATGGCAATCACGACCTACGCCCAGCTTCAGGCTGCGGCGGCGAACTGGCTTGTGCGCGCGGACCTGACCGCCCGCATCCCCGAATTCATCGCTTTGGCCGAAGCGCGCCTCAACCGCGTCCTGCGGACACGTCTCGCCGAGACCGACGTGGCGATGTCCGCCGTCCTGGGGCAACGACGGATGCCGTTGCCGGCCGGCTTCACCGAGCCGCTGCGGCTCTGGATCGAGAAGGACGGCGAGCGGCTCGAACTGCCCTTCGTGGACGCCAGTCTGTTGGGTGCATCGTCGCTGAGAGGCGAACCCGGGGCCTGGACCATCGACGGCCCAAGCCTGGCGTTCGACCGGCCCGTGGCGGAAGCCTATCCCCTGGTGCTGCGCATGCTTCAGGCCTTCACGCTGTCGGACGCGACGCCGACCAACACCCTGCTGGCCGAAGCGCCCGACGTCTACCTGTTTGCCGTGCTCAGCGAGGCCGGGCCGTTCCTGCGCGATGCGGAACTGGCGGCGACCTATGAGGACAAGCTGGGCCGCGCCATCAGCGAACTCAACATGAAGGATGCGCGCGCCAGGGCGCAGACGCGGCTCGGGACCGAACTTTCGGCCCTGCTCCTGGAGAGCATCGCATGAGCCTCACGCCCATTGGACCGGGAGCGCCGGAAGGCCTGCGTACGGTGCTGAAGTCGTTCTACGACGCGCTGCTCGGTCTCCTGGCGCCTGGAGCGCCGACGCCGCTGTTCGCAGTGGCGGGCGCCGCGTTGCCGCCCGCCTCGGACCACCCGCGCACGCTGGTGCTCATCACCGACCTCAACATCCTCGCCCATTCGGACGGGATCCATTGGATCCGCCAAGACACGGGAGCCGTGATCGCCTGATGCCCTCTTCATGGACTTCGTCGCTGCGTTTCGAGAAGCAATTCACCGGCGACAACATCAACACCTGGGGCGACCGTCTCAACACCGCGCTTGACCGGGTCGACTATGCGATCGCCGGCTGGCTGACGAAGCCGCTGAGCGGCAACACGACTCTCTCGACCTCGAACGCCGATCCCGACGAAGCCCGCGCGGCGATGATCAAGTTCACCGGCGGGGCGGGGCCTTTCACGGTCACGCTGCCGTCGGTGAGCAAGGCGTATCTGGTCTGGAACGCCTGCGCAGGTCCCATCATCCTGACGACAGGCGCCGGCCCAACGGTGCCCATCGACGCTGGCGACATCGCCTGGATCGCGACCGATGGCGCCGGGGTCAAAACGCCCGGCTACGGCGGCGCCTCGATCAAGGATTGGGTGACCGGCGTCGCCTGGTCCTACAACGCCGGCGCCCTGCCGGCCCAGGCGGGCAACGCGGGCAAATTCGTCGGGACGGATGGCGTCACCGCAGGATGGCGGGCGATCTCCACCGCGGATCTCACCGATTATGCGAGCGCCGTGAAGGGTCTCGCAATCGCCCTAGCCGTAGCTCTTTAGGAGGAAAGGCCTCATGGCTGTTACCCCGAATAGTATCGTTACTCCGCAAACGCCGCAGTCGGCATATGTGATTTACGGCACGGCGCAGGCGACCTATCCGCCGACAACAAACCCGACCAACACGCAGCTGTTGCTAACAGCCGGTGCTAACGGCGCGCGCGTAACGCGCTTCTACGCGATGCCACACGAGAGCACGGGCGCGGCGGGTGTAGTGCAGTATTTTCGGTCCAACGACAGCGGCGTGACGAAGTACTGGTCGGGCTCTGCCTTATCCACAAATGATACGGTTAGCTCGACCGATCCGCCTGTCATTTTGGACTTCGGATTCTCGGACAGCAATCCGATGATCCTAAAGGCCAACGAGCGCATCTATGTGGCTCCGTCGATCTCGAAGAACTTCATATTTGTCATCGAGTGGGCTGATTATTAATGAGTGTCCCTGGTCAGTTTCTTAAAGGTCTTATCGGTCAGGGCATGGATGGGCGAAAGGCCGCGCCCGCTGTCACGCCGATTCATG